ATACTACTGCTAGCATTAGGAGCCACAGCCAAAAGGTGAGCGTTACGAACCCCATGACCAACTCCATCAGGGCACTCACCCCTTTCTTCAGCCAACTGCTTAGTTGCATTAACTGCCCTCCATTTTATGTGCTGAAACATCTTCATGTTTGCACCTTTTGCACTTGCGCTCTCAAAAGGAATGTTATGCCGCTGTAAATATGCGTGAAATCCCATTGCACCAAGTCCAAGACTTCTTTCCCTGGATGCACTATATACAGCTCTTGCTAAATGCATTGGGGCATTGTCAATAAAGTAACTAATTACATTATCTAACATACGAATAAGATCAGGAATAAAGTTATCGTCATGCTTCCACTCATCATATTCTTCTAAATTTACACTAGATAGACAGCATACTGCAGTTCTATCTTCATCTGTTGCGAGTGTAATTTCAGAACATAGATTTGAATGATTTACTTTTAATCCTGCTTCCTTTTGGTACTTAGGCAATGCGTCCTGAACCGTATTTTTAAACACTATATACGGTTCACCAGTTTCTACTCTATTCTGAATTAATTTAACCCATAAAGTTTTTGCAGAAACTGTTTTGGTTACTTGATTTGTATGTGGATCTATAAGATCCCAAGAGTCATCAAAACCTTCCTCTCTCGTAGCCCCTTCTATGAGTTCCATGAAATCATCACCAATAAGAACACCGTGATGTAAATTGACAGACTTTCTATTGACGTCCCCGCCTGTAGGCTTACGTACATCCAAAAATTCTTCCACTTCTGGATGAGATATGTCCAAGTATGCTGCATAACTTCCTCTCCTTGTGACACCCTGAGAAAATGCTAACATCTCAGCGTCCACTACTTTCATGAATGGGATTACTCCTGTACTTTCAGAACCATTTGAAGTTTTAGATCCTACACTTCTGACATCACTCCAACAGCCACCCACACCACCACCAACACTAGAAAGGAAAGCGTTTTCAGTATAGTGTCCGGTGATTCCCTGTCTGCTATCCTCAACATAATTAAGGAAACAGCTAATAGGAAGCCCTCGGGTCGTCCCGCCATTACTGAGGACAGGAGTAGAAAACATAAACCAAAGTTTACTAGCATAATCATACAATCTTTGTGCGTGTGCGTCATCATCTGAAAACGCTTTTGCTGCTCTTGCAAACGCATCCTGTGGAGAGTTTTCTCCGTTAACTAAATATCTATCTTTTAGGGTTTTATGACTAAATTCGGATAAATACTTATCCCTATCGTAATTTATTAACACACCATCTCCTTGATCTTAGAAATATTATCCGCTCCGATTGCATCATCACAATATGCTACTAAATCCATTAATTCATAGTTCTGCAAAATGCGTTCTGCATTTGCATTTAACTCTTGAATATGTTTATATGTACTATTTATAGGAAGAGAGTCATAAATATTCATTGCATCACCATAAGCGATAATCAAATCTTTTGCTCTCTTTGGACCAATACCTGTTATTCCAGGAACGTTATCTCCTTTATCACCTGTTAGACACTTAAGGGAAATATACTGATCAGGTTTAACTTCGTAATGGTCATGCCAATTTTGAATACGTACTTCTTTTCGAGTAACATAAGAAAACCTACTTACGTTATTTTGTATCAGTAAGTCCCAGTCTCTGTCACTAGATATAAGCCAGATCTCTTTAAAGCCATATATTTCTTTTTCTTTTACAAGATGTGCTGCAATATCATCTGCTTCTACTCCATCAAATTGAAGTAAAGGCCAGTCTAACATGTCTAACGTTGCTCGGTACTCTTCAAAAAATTCTTCAAATGCAATTTTTTCTGCATTGGTTTGATCCGCATACTTTTCCTTTCTATTTTGCTTATAGTCAGGAAGTATATTTCTTCTATAACTAGATGATCCTCCGTCTGCTGTTATAATTACATCTTTACACTTGTATGAGTTTGCTAAAGATTTTACCGTCTCTTGGTACTCATACCTAAAATCTGTTCTACCTTGGTGTTTCCATCGAAATGCTAAGTTCAAGGCATCAACTATTAGCGTTCCTTCTTTTTCTTGTGAATTAAATTTAAAAGCCACTTCCTATAAACCTTATCTCTTCAGAGGTTAACCACTCATCCGCTACCATAACGTAGCATTTTAGTGGGCTTATGTAAACATAGTTTTTTATGATTTCTGGTTCTTTTTCTGTACAAACAAATACTTTTGACCGATTATATTTAAAAAATAATAATGGTTGTTGTTTTCCTCCGTGTGCTTGTCCTAAAAGTTTCCTCCACCAACGTATTAAGTTATTTGTTTTATGTTGGGTTAAGACTTTATCAGATAACGGGGAATCAGAATAGTTTTTTACTTCTATACAATAGTGATTATTTTGGTTAGGTATATACAAATCTCCTTTTAAATATTCTAAAGCACCTGACATGGGTACTCTTTCAAATTGAAGTCCTGTATGTTCCCTTAATAAATCTCGTACTAAGTATTCCCCTCGTGCTCCTTTAGCCCTACTATCTACCACTTTTTTATTCCTTTTATGAGTAATTACTATATCTTCGGGTATTATCATTCCAATTTACTTACATTCCCATCTTTAACTACTTCGATTTTTTCGAGTAGAGGATGAGTCCAGCCGTGAGAGACTACGTATGTATTTAAATCTTCTCCGAGTAAAACCTCGACTAGTTTTTCTCGTCCTGCGTCATCTAAGACTGCAATAACTTCGTCTAAAAATAATATATTCAAGCGAGACTTTGAAATACTACTCATTAACTTGCGTATAGCAATAAGAGTAGCTGTATTCACTCTTGCTAATTCTCCTGAAGAAAGTGCGAGAATATCTACAATTTTTCCGTTGTCCGTCACCTGAACATTTAACTTATCATTAGATACTACAAATTCAAGAGTAAACCTACCATCGGACAATTCTCCTAGATAGGTGTTCGCTAATTCTTCTAACTCTTTTACAAGGTTTTCAATCTTGTAAGCTAATAAACCATTTGTACTAAACGCTTTTTTTAGTATTTCTAAGTTTGATACAAGTGCCTTTTGCTCTTCAAGAATTTCTGATATCGCTCCACGTTCTTGTAAAAAATTATCAGTCTGTTCTTGAATTACCTGTATACGCGTATTCTGCTTCGTTCTTCTCTCGTTTTCTCGAGCTGTGTTAGATAGCTGCTCTTTTGAGAGAAGTAAGTTAGCTCGAACGTCTTCCAACCTTCCTTCAAGCTCACCTTTATCCAGAGGAATGTTTGGTAGACTCTTGTCAATGCTTCTAAACAAGTCCACCCAATCTCTCTCAATTTTTCGGCAACGCTCGAATTCAATATTTGACTTCTTAATTCGTTGTATTTCTCTTTCAATTTCTCCACTTTTATCCTCTGCCTCGACTAGTTTCCCAGTCTCTAAGTCTTTTAGACTATTTATAAACTCTGGGTCAACATCCTGCTCACAAGTAGGACAGTGAGCACCTAACTTATTTAACTTTGCTATAAGGCGTTGAGACCCCGTTAAAGTTGCTTTGAGTTCACCTAACTCTGCTTGAAGATGGTCATAAGATTCAATACTTTTTATAGTGCACTTTTGCGCTTCTTGTATATTAATTTGCTGCAATGCTTCTTGAAAATGATTATTTTGTGAGATTTTTTTATTTTTTTCCGAGATATTTTCAATTTCTTTTTGTAAAAATCTCAGAGCTTTCTCGTCATCTTCCGTATCAATTTCTAAATCGAGCATCGGAAGTATGGTAGTATCACTCAATTTGTTATCTGATAACCATTTTTCTATTGTATCTATCTTTGCTTGTATTCCAGTAATTTCCGAACTAACTACTCTTGATGCCTCCTTGAAAATATCAAATAACTCGACATAATTTTCAAGGTGCAATAAATCTATTAAAAACTTTTTTCTATTTGTATCTGTTGCTGTTAGAAATTGTAGACTAGCATTTGTATTCTGGTATACTAACTGAGAAAAAGTTTTAAAATCTACTCCAATAATATCTTGAATTGTTTTATAAGTATTTGTAGCAGTATGGCTAGAGATATCTTCTCCATTTTGCTCTAGTTTTACTTTTATACTGGTCTTACGATTAATACTTACAGAATAAACATCTTCATCTTTCGTAAAGGTTAATATTATTTTATAGCCATCATTTATATACCTATTGGGTATATCGGCTTTCTTTATGCCTTTTGAATTTTTATTGTAAAGTGCTTCTTCAATAATTAACGGTATGGACGACTTGCCCATACCGTTAGTACCAATTATTTGAGTAACTGCTGTGTCATCAAGAATAAGATCATTATCTTGTCCGTAACTAAAGCAATTATCCCATTGTAGCCGTCTGAGCGTAATCATTATACGTTCCTATTATATCTGGAATTTTATCATTCGAAAGCTCTAAAATATATGTTAGATACTCTACTAATTCGTCTTCTACTGTCATATCTTTATCGAGTACAAGAGTTGCTTCCGTACTACGTCTTACTACTTTTTTATCCAGAAGTTCAGAGTTCTTAACTCCAGCTAAATCTTGGATGTCTCCTTCCAATTCATAAATTGTGTGGTCTATATCTGTAGGTATCATTTCATCTGGACTTTCTACTGTCTTTCTTAAAAGCTGTGGGAGATCAAAAGGCTCCCACATCCATGTCCAGTCTACTGGGTTGATAAGAATATACCCTGTTGAAACCTTATTCCTATGAAAAGACGTAGTCATAGGGCTCCCAGGGTATACAATATTCCTTTGAGTATTACTATGTGCGTGTAAATCGCCTGCAAAGACGACCGGAAAATCCTCAAACCTATCTAAGTCCACCTCTGGCTTAACATGAGGAGGAATTTCTCCACGGACATGAGTAAATAAAGGTTTACTCGTATCAAACTTTTCGATACTTTCTTTCTTATGAAGATCAGCGTATGGTAATATTCCAAACCCTAAATCATCATCTATATACGATATATCCACTATATTTATGAGTGGGTTTATATCTCTTGAAGCGGTTTTTAATTGACTAAAAAAGGTCTTATTCTTCTTAGTCGCTTCATGATTACCATCATATATGATAGTTGGTACTTTTACATTGCGAATAAAAGAAAAGTATATTTCAAGCTCTGGTATCGTTGGAATCCGATCAAAAAGGTCACCTCCTATGATATGCATATTGCACTGTTGTTCTAACGAGTGTACCTGCTCAAAAAACTTTTCGTATCTCTTACTAGCCCAAGCTACTGGGACATTTTTCTGTCCCAGTTTCAAGTGCCAATCCGCTGTAAATAAAATCATGCAATATTAAACTCGGCTTCTAGGGTTTCATCTACCTCAGTAGTGCTTGCTTCACGTACTCTGTCAAGCAGTTCCTTCTGAGCATCGGGGGTTGGACGAGGCATTACGTCATCCATAGACTTAAGATCCTCTAAAAGAGTCTTGTCGTCTTCACTTAAAGCACTTGGCTTGCACTTAAGAGCTTGTAATTGGTACTCTACATTATAAGGCAGAGGTCCAGTCTTAACTTTCTTAAAGCAAACGTCCCATCCAGTATCTGGATCTGTAGGATCACCTAAGTCTTCGGCAGCAGTAATGATCTGCTCCCAGAGCTTCTTCTTCAAGTTAACAACTTTTACTTCACCGTTGTCAATACATTGAGTGGCATAGCTCCAGCCACACTTAAGATCAGGGTAGTATTCACGAACCCAATCTTTTTCTTTGTTATTAAAAGATTCAGTATTGCGATCAAACGAGAGACACTCCATAGGAATGTTCTTGTCATTTTGACCCTTGATCCAGTATACGTATCGTGCTAATATGTCTCCGCATAGACGCATCTTATTATCGCCATTCACATACTGAAATGATTTGATTGAAGTCTTTTGTGCGGAACCTTTCTGTTGGTTAAATGATATTGCCATTAATGTTTCTCCGTTGGGGCTTCTTCGTATTTAAAGTGAATCTGGTCACCTATCACACGAAGTAGGCTAAAGTTTTGTAAAAATATAAAAGGATCTACTGGCAAATGCAGTAAATCAAGCGTTGTTTTGCCATATGCTACATAATCTGCATAAGGTCTTAGGCTGGCTACAGCAACATATATACATACATCTTTATAGCCATATTCGTACTCATTATATAAAAGGACATCTGGATGTACAAGAAAAGACTCACCCTTAAAATTTATAGTTGAATAACGATAGATTTTATCGTATTTATTCTTAGGAATCTGATTAAATGCTAACATCTTTAAGACTCTTACCATTTCTATGGCATTGCCTTCGCATGTATCAAAGATTTTTTTCCAATTATAGAATAACATATTATATCAAAAAATAAAGCTCATGTCAAGAACTATTTTTTTAAAGTTCCTTTATGGTATAACCCTGTTTCATATAGTATCCAATCCTATTCGAAGCCTGCTTTCTAGCAGTATTCCCTTTCAAATGAATATCTATAACCACAGGATCTTTCTTGCCTTCCTTCTGTCGGATTACTCTTCCAATTAACTGTGTGAGCAGGGGCTCATTGTTAACAGGAGTTCCTAAAATTAGACAACTTAGATCATCAAGAGATATACCTTCTGAAAATATTGCTTGAGTTCCAAAAAGTATATCTTTCTTACCAGCTCGTATCTCATCTAACATAGTTTCTCTATCCTCATGCGCAACTTCGCCGGTAACGCAGATCGCGTTATCTCCAGCCAACTCCGCGCAATACTGAAGAAAGTATACTCGATCACTTACTACTAAAACTTTGTGACCTCTCTTTGCGTAGGCTGCAGCAATCATTGCTACAGAGTGACGATACTCCTCGTCATTTGCCAGAGCTGTAACTCTGTTCGCCCACGGTATTCTTGCACCGTCCATAAATCTTATCTCTGAACGAAAGATTCTTATAGAAGGAGTCATATAGTTCTCCTTCGGGGGTTTAATTACTTTATTTCCAAAGTAATCTCGAAAGACTACATGTTTGCCATCCTTTCTCTCGATTGTTCCTGAAAGTCCAATCTTATAGCGACAGTAATTTGTGTCGATAACTTTGGAAAAAGTTGGACTACTTACATGGTGCATTTCGTCCAATATAATTGTTCCAAATTCTTTTCTAACTTTGGGAATGTTACGGTATAAAGTCTGTGTATTCCCAATTACAATAGGAGCATCAATTTCAAACTTTCCGCTCCCTATGATTCCAGGCGTGATACCAAAGACTTTCTCTACTTCTTTTGCCCACTGGTTTCGTAACGGTACTGTGTGGACAATAACCAATGTTTTCTGTCCAAGCTTTCCTGCTATCGCCAACCCCGTAAAAGTCTTTCCCCAACTGACCCAAGCGTTTATTATACAATTATCTTCTACCTCATCATAAGCGTCTTTCTGACTCGAGCGTAAATCAAACTTAAAGTCAGGAAAGTCTGCTGGTATCTCAATACGCTTATCAACTACTTCGTAATCATTTGGTATCAAATCCGTTCTTCCGATTGGAATACTGACCAAGTTATCTCGAACTCGCGCCATATTCTTTATGACGATAGGCGGATCATTCGGATTGTGCGAAGGCACAGTATATGTCAGTTCTTTACTTAAAACTTCTTTATACTGGTGTGTTACTTCAAGATAAATCCTGTTACTAACAACTGCCTTCAATCTAGCTCTCCTCCACAATGGGGGCAAGTATTCTCACGTTTTGCTTCATCAATTACTGTTTGAAGTCTTTTAATATCTCTAATCCAAGACTTTAATGTTTCTCTGCGTCTCTCCGACTTAGTTTTCTCTAACTCCAGTTTAATAGATTTTCTTAGTTTATCTATTCGTACTTTAAATACAGAAATAAATGCTTGTGTTTTCACTTGCGTCTACTTACTGCAAAGAAAAACAAAGCTACTAAAGCTATGGTAGTACCTATCACTACCATCCCTGCGATTGGCATCTCATACATAATATTCTCCTAAGCTGTGATTCTTATATCGTAACTGGCTTCTTCTTCATTCCACCAAGAAGGTTTGTCTCT